TGGAATCTTCAGGCGAGCCCAAAGCATGAGCAGCAGCGAGCGCGATCAGTGGGAGGCTTGGTATGAATCAAATCAGAATCGTGTTGCCCATGGTCTTGCCTACATGGAACAGAATCCTGGCAATGAACCATTGGCAGCGCAAAAAGCTAAGAGATTTAACGGACGAGTTAATATCTCGGTTACAAGTTACATCCACCGGGACCGAGATCCTGATGGAACTTCCCTCAAATACCTCATTGACTCGCTCGTTACTAATTCAATTCTCGCTAATGACACGGCCAAGGACATCGGAGAAATCACCCAAAGGCAAGAAAAGGTTAGAAACAAGGACGAAGAGAGGACGGAAATAATCATCACGGAAATCTGAAGAAAGGAGGCAATCGTGCTTTTCGGCTTAATAACAAGCAAAGACTTAAAAAAACTAATCGAAAAAGGAGAAGAAATCATGGCAAGTTTGGCAGAGCTTCAGGATGCAGTAGCGGCGCTTATCGTAGACGTAACGGCAGAGGGCGACACAATCAAGGCGGCAGTGCTGGCGATTACCGGGCTTACCTCTCAGGTGGCTACACTCACCCAGGAGTTACAGGACGCCATTGCTCTTGGCGACCCCGTGGCGATCCAGGCCGCGGCCGATGCGATCAAGGTCCAGAACGATTTGATCGTATCACAGACAGCGGCTTTGGCTGCTGCAATTCCAGCGGTCCCGGAACCACCTGTCGTATAACCCGATTCAATCCAGGGGCCGGATGCTCGGCTGAAGGCCCCATAAGGAGACGGTATGTTTGGATTCAGCCGATACCCCATAGATGTAAAAAGCGTCCTGAACCATAATACGATTCTTCAGCGCCAGCTCAAGGACCAGAGGCGAGAGATTGACCGTATGGAGCATTGCCTATTAACGGCTCGACAAATGATAGTTTCGCTAGGCAAGAGCAACCGGGAGCTTGAGGCACATCGAAGACAGATATCCAAGGCGGATCTTGTGCTCAAGATGCTCAGGATCATATTTGATCTTGTGCTTGATAAGGTTCCGCATCGTAAGCCCGGGGATCGGCAAAAATATTATGACGAGGTTGATAGGAAGATTGATGAGGTTGGTAATTAATTTTGCTCTGGCTCGCAATCCTCTTCCTTCTGGCACTGGCCATAGCTCAGGGCATAGAGCTGCGCACACTCCGGCGCGACGTTGATATCTACAAGCACGAGGAAGAAGCCGAGGTCCTGGAAGAGATCGGCGTCAAGGACATCAGGCCCGAGGATGTAAGCCATACCTTCACCATCCCCCGCCTGTCAAACACCCAGGTTATATGCACCAAGGTCGGCTTCATCGTCTTTGCGAACACAACAGAGGATCTTGTCATGCACGATCGATTCTTCGCGTCCTTATGGCCCGTTGGCGGGGAGCAGTAAGCATGGGCAGGGGTAGGCCTCTTGGATCTAAGAATCGCTACCGCAAGTCGAGCTGGTATGATTCTGCTCCTGACGAAGCAAGGGTGCGTGTGTTCAGGGTGATTGATGCTGAAGCGGAAAAGAAAGCTAGAGAGAAGGCCATAATAAAATCATGCGCTAAGTTTATATTTGCAGTGGTGAACCGCGGCATCAGGGCCGGTCATCATCTGGACCTGGTTGAGTATATGACGCTGTTCAAGAATCAAAAAAACATAAACATAGGAGAAATTAAATGAAGAAGAAAATGATGATGGTTTTCGCGGCGGTATTACTCGCAACCCTGGCAATCGCAGCCCAGACAGGCAACGTGCTTGTCTCATGGAATGCGAACACAGAAGCAGACCTTTCAGGATACCATGTGTTTTTCAATAGCGCCCAGGTAGCCGATGTCAAAGTCCCTGCGCACACATGGTCTGGGGCTGTAACCTTTATCGAGGGAGCGAACGCGGCTCAGGTTACAGCTTATGACACATCCGGAAATGAATCGGCGAAGTGCCCGATAACATTAGCATCAACGATAATCGTTGATACGACGGCACCTACAATCCCGACAGGGTGCACCGCGGTTAAACAGTAGTAGGCGAATGACCAATGAAGCGCGAGCCGTACATGGACCGGCTGATAGGGCGCAAGGCGATATTGCTTGTGTTCGAGTCCATGTACGGCATCACAACATGGAGCGGATGTAAGTTTAATATAAACAAGAACCATCTTCCCTTGAGATATCTTCCTTCGGGCAAGCCATATTTCATCAAAAGCGAATTGATTGAGTTTGATGTAAGGTTCGGGTCTTTACTCTAATCTCACTTTACCCTTTTGTACCCTTTTGTATCTTCACAGGTGAGTAAAATCATGCCCTTACTTAATCATGCCAAGGGCAAGTGGAGCCCGAACACTGGATTTAAGAGAAGACATCTTTGCAAAGACGCAAAAATCAATGCAACGTGCCGGATTTTCTCGTGATAAGATAGCAAGAGAGCTTTACCCGATGTGCTTTTCGGACATGGGCGATTACCTGAAAATCGATGACTTGGGCAATGTCTATGGTGTTCCATTTGACCTCTTGGGCAATAAGACCAAGGCAATCAAGAAGATAAAGCAGAAAAAGAAGCGGCTTATGATCCAAGGCGAAGACTCCGCTGATTGGGAAACAGAGGACTTCGAGTTTGAACTCTATAACAAATTAGATGCCTTACAGACTGTTATGCCGATCATGGGCATGGAAAAACCCAGACAGATAGAAGTAACCGGCAAAGACGGTGGACCGATCAACGTGCATAACCAAACCAAGGTGGAAGATCTGACAGATGGAGAGTTGTTCGACATCATCATGGCAGGAAGAGCGAGCCGAGAACGAGCTTTGGAAAAGAAGAAGGTCTCGAAGAAGCCTGCTTGATTTTGCCAAGGCGATCGACGTGCCTGGCCGGCCAGTATCGGACGATGAAGATGAGTGGGTCTTTCATCCCATCGAGACCGGACTTGCCGCGCATCACGTTTTAATGCTGTCGGTTATGGGGCGCGTGATCACCGGAGAGCTGCCACGAGCCATGTTCTTCCTTCCCCCAGGCGCCAGCAAGAGCAGTTACGGCTCTGTTGTTGCGCCAACCTGGGCAATGGGTCGAACGCCCGACCTCAAGATTATCCTGGCATCATACGGCGCTGACCTGGCGCGCAAGCATGGGCGCAGGGCTCGGCAGATTGTCCGATCGCCGCAATATAAAAACATTACCGGTTCGACTATTTCATCCGACACGGCGGCAGCGGACGATTGGGCCATTACGAACGGCTCCGAATACATGGCATGTGGTATCCTGTCAGGCGTTACAGGCAACCGCGCCCATGGCCTGATCATAGATGATCCGATCAGGGGCAGGGCAGACGCGGACTCTGAGGTCATCAGAGAGAGGACCTGGGGCGCGTACAAGGACGATCTTCTTACCCGTCTTGTCCCGGGCGGCTGGGAAATTCTGATCGCGACAAGGTGGCATGAGGACGACCTCGCGGGCCGCATCCTTCCCGATAAGTACGCGGGCGAGTCAGGCCTGATCCGCTGTAGGGATGGAAGGGATTGGTATGTTGTATGCCTTCCTGCTCAATGTGAGCGTCAGGATGATCCTCTGGGTCGGGCAATAGGAGAGTACCTTTGGCCCGAATGGTTCAGTGAAGAGCATTTCGCGCCATTCAAGGCACAGTCCCGGACATGGAACGCATTGTTCCAACAGAGACCGCAGCCCGACCAAGGCACCTACTTTCAGCGCGAATGGTTCGAGTCCAAGCGCTATCACCCTGGCGAACAGCCCAAGAACCTGCACATCTATGGATCAAGCGACTATGCCGTATCAGACGACGATGGCGATTTCACTGAGCATGGCGTCCTGGGCCTCGATTCAGATACGGATATCTGGGTCTTGGATTGGTGGGCAAAGCAGGCCGAGGCTGATGTCTGGATCGATACTGAGCTGGACCTGATCAAGAAGCATAAGCCTTTCTGCTGGTTTGGTGAAGCTGGGGTGATTAAGAAGGCAATCAATCCTTTCCTTCGAGCCCGGATGCAGCAACGCGCGATTTACTGCCGGCACGAATGGATACCCTCGGTCAAGGACAAGCCCACAAGGGCACGGGCATTTCAGGCCATGGCGTCTGCGGGTAAGGTCCACATACCCTACGGAGAGAACGGCGATCGTATCATAGACCAGTTGCTCAGGTTCCCGACGGGCTCACATGATGACGCCGTTGATGTCCTGAGTCTCTTTGGTATGGCCCTGGATATGGCTCACCCTGCAATCGCACCGACCTCGAAGGAAAGAAACCTTACCATGTTCGAGAAGGACATGAAATACATCACCGGCGTAGATCCCCGGGAAGCAGAGGAAAAACCGGCAGGGCATGGCGGAGTGGTGTTCACTGACGAAGCTGAAGAGGCGTTCGAGCGCGACCGACTGCGGCAGCGCTACTAATAACAAACAAAACCAGGAGGATAAAGAAAATGGGTGCAGGAGATAGAGTGTTGACAATCGGCGGGCAGGCATCTTTGCCTATCAGTGATTTCTTTCAGATGGGAGAGTGCTTCGGGAACAAATGGTATGTAAAAAGCACCGTGACCACATCAGGAGACGGAAAGTCCTGGACGTATGCGTTCAAGACCATCACCGAAGCCGTGGCTGCGGCTTCCGCGGGAGATATCATTTACCTCTATAGCGGCCTTTCCTCCGCCACACAATTCAATGAGGCTGTTGCTGTCACGAGCAAGGCAGGCATTCGCTTTATCGGAGCAGGCACTAATCCAAATCAGGCCTTGTGGACTGCGCCTAACACAACGGCCCCAGCGCTTACCTTTACTGCCTCGCCTGATTTTGAAGTGTCCAACATCAGATTCAGGCCTCCCCTTGCAAATGCTGCAATCGCTCTGGCTGGCGTTTCTCATAACGGTCGCATCATGGGTGTTCGATTCCAAGGTAAGACCGGCTCCAAGTATGGAATCCATACAGAAGGCGGCCAGGCGAACATCCAAATCCTCGACTGTGAGTTTTTCTATATCAACACTGCAACGGGAGCCTACGGGATCTTCGGAGAAACCTATACCACGGCAGAGCCCACAGGTTGGATACTGGAACGCAACAAGTTCCATTCCAACCTGAATCACATTGTTTGCAGAATGAGGCAGAGTATCATCAGAGAAAACACCTTTGCGGCCGCTGGACTCTTGGCAGACAGCAGCACAAGCGCAACCGTGACGGTCCTTGGGATCGATATTCACGGGGCAACAGGTGGATGCAACGTCGTTACCCGCAACGACCTGGCAGGACTCTATCACCAGGCCCACTACTATGGCGGAACGAACGACTCCTGGGCTGGCAACTTCTGCACAGATCGTACCCATGCCACACAGGTCGATGCGACCACGGGCATCAGCATACTGGCTCCTGCAGCGTAATAGGATTGCAAGGAGGGTCGGTAAAACGGCCCTCCTTTAACTCCCTTGGAGATTGCGCATGATCAGTATTGACGGTGCAGCCATAGCATTTATCGGGGTCCTGCTGGGATGGTTCTTAACCATGACAAGCGGAGCCCTTTTTGCCTACTTGATCTTTAGGACCAAGAGAGAGCCACACGAGAGCCTTTTCCAGCTATCGAAACCCAAGGGTGACGCCTTTGTCATCGATCAGTTTGAGGACCAGCCTCTTGTTCGTCCGAACAAACCCGGGGTCATTGCCCCTGAGACTGACGACGCAGCGAAGATGCAGGACGCGATGAATCAGAAGTTCTTGGATCAGCTTGCAGCTCGCGACCTGATGGTCAAGGCGAAAGAGTTGGAAACAGAAGGGAAGGAGCCTGAGCCGATATGAAAGTACGTTGTCCCACATGCGGCGAGATCTACCTGGAGACGACCAATCTCTTCAATCCTGCCGTGCCCGCCAATGGCACCATGTTCAAGCTGACCGAGACGTATGGGCCGAATGGCTATAACTGGTCATGCTTCCCGTTCGACGAGTACGTCATAGGCGAATCCCTCGAATGTCCCGAGTGCGGGGGCGTTATCGTGGGGCCGGATGGCAAGGTTGCGGAAGAGAACCTTATCCGGGACGCCAATGATGCCCATGTCTGTCCCGATTGCGGGAAACTCTGTAAGAACGCCGGATCTCTGTCCAATCACATGAAGGGGTGTAAGGCGAAGGAGCTCGCGGCATGAAGAGGTATCACTTGTGCGGTGGGTCGGACCAGGAGAGCATAGGATGGGCGCTAATATTAATGTAGATCGCCTGAAAGAGTCTCTTCGCCAAGAAGAGGGTCTTATCCTGCACGTCTATAAGTGTCCTGCGGGAAAGAAGACGATAGGCTACGGCCATAATCTTGAGGCCAAGGGACTACCTGAATATATCGACTTCTATCTGTCTGAGCATGGTGAGATCACGCTGGAGATGGCTGAGTTCCTGCTGGATGTCGATATGATCCAGGCCACATCTGATACGGTAAAGTTATTCACTCTGGCTGCATGGGAATGGCTGACACAGCTAAGACGAGAGGCGCTTATCGACATGACTTTTAACATGGGCAGCATCAACAAATGGTTCCATCTGATCGCTTCGGTGGAACAGCATGATGTAGGCGGGTGCGTTCAGTCCATGACTGATAGCCTATGGCATAAGCAACTGCCGGAGAGATCGAGCAGACTGATAAAGCAATTCTTGGTGGATGCATGACTGATCACGAGTGCAAGAACCCCGACCTGAAGAACCCAGGCGATGTCTGCAAGTTCTTCTCTGCCATTCTTGAAGAGCGGTGCAAGGCGTTTGACCTGAAGTTTGAC